GGTCCAAGCAAAGGCTCTGGCGGTCCAAGCAAAGGCTCTGGCGGTCCAAGCAAAGGCTCTGGCGGTCCAAGCAAAGGCTCTGGCGGTCCACGCATCCCTTGATCGCCTTGCGAGCCAGGCAGCTCATAACCAAGGTACTCAAGATACTTGGCATATGCCGCAGCAATAAAGTCCGAATAGGTTTTAGGTTGATAAGCCACTGAGAATTCCTTCATAAATGTCGTCTAAATTATTCTTATTTACCTTTAGCATTGAATTTAAGTCAGAGCATTCAGTTAAATCTATAATTCTAATGTTCTCGTTATCTAATGATTTTACTTTTATGTAGTCTTCTGGCTCCAGTACTTTTCCGTCATAGTTGAGGGTAGTCGTACTTGTTTCTAGCTGTACGTTTTTATCAGTCTCTTGGATTATCTTTTCTACCAAAGCCTTTTCTTTCCTTACGTTTTCGCAGCTTAAGCCTTCTTCAAAAAACTTTATTATAAGTCTTATGAATCTGATTAGGTGTGCGATAGCTTGCAAGTCTCCAAGTATCTTAAACTCAGAAGCTATCACCTCCCCCATAAAAGCTTGTAATGCTTTTAATGTCTGTACTACTTTCGCAACTTCCTCATTCATCCATTTCTTTGTTGTGATTACAGATTCAATTATTGTCTTTTCAATAAACTGAAAAGCATCAGACTGATTTAAAGATCTCACCCAACCTTTAGCTCTGTAATCGATCAGGTCTTTTGGTTGGCGATATTCATTTTTAATATCCACACCATACTTTGCAAAAGCATAATCCAAGGCGTTCCAATCGCTCTTCTTAACGCTAACGTCTCTTGCACTGACAGTATATTCAGTACCTAACCCATCAAGATCTAGATTCATCCTTTTATCAGCCTTCTTGGGCTTTTTAAAATATGGAGTAGTTATTGTTTTTGTCTCAGCTACAAAGTCAAAATTAAAGAAATCCTTATTCTCTTCAATTGTCTCCTTAGCCAATGCAGCTTCGATCTTCTTCTGATACTTTTCAGCAAGTTGAAAAGAACTGTCGATATACCCTGGCAGGGCGCGCAGGGTGCCTATCTCTTTGACGAATAGAGTTACGTAATCCTTAAGAATTTCATTTCCAGGTATTTCCAAATACGTAGTAAGTTGACTTTGCATTAAGTCTGTACTAATCGGATTCCAGGGTCCAACTACAGGATCATCATAATGGTTTACATGGAATACCCAAAATGCGAATTTATCCAATTCTTTTGGCAGTGTATTTATTTCAAACTCTTTCCTCTTCCTGGCGTCTTCTTTTAGCTGTTCTTCATACTGCTCCCGCAAGTCTTTAGACAATGCGTCATACTCCTGTTGTAAGTCTACAGAAGGTTTGTCGAACCAGCTGTCTGGCGTGACTTTTTGTATTGCGCTACCGACCTGGTTCACAAGAGAGATCGCATCATTGGTAACTTTTTCACCAGAAGCGACAACTGCTCTTATCGCACCCATTATGGCTCTGAATGCACTAACAATACAATCCAAGAAGGGATTGACTATTTTTGGAATCACTTCAACTGCTTGCACTAAAAAATCTAGAACAGCTTTAACCATACCTCCGAAGAGTCCCGTCCAATCAAATCTTATTTTTGCTAAGTCTAAACTGTACTTTATAAACAATGTAGGTAGTAGCAGGCTCAGCCCTATAAGGTTGCTAGGGCACATGAAGTTTGCGCCGAAGTTTAATAAGAATTTACATAGCGCATCATATAGCAATGTAGGGTCCATTGCTTTTAGCATATCGTCTAGAAGCTTTTTTATTTGGCGTAGAAATTTAGTTAAATTAAAGACGAATTCTAATGATGGTAAAGTTAAGCTCACGTTATAGTCAAGCATGCAGTCCAAGCATTCTTTTAAATCTAGCTTGTATTTTTCACCACCAATATTGACGGTGCCTGCATGATCTTCAATCCATTGGTTTGTCTTCCCGACAAACTTTCTACTATACTCGTTTGTAAATCGTTTTTTATATTCATATTCCACTGGCTTTTCGCCCATGAAATCTAGATTCTTTTTAATGACGCTTGCTTGAGGGTCCCACCACTCTTCAGCAGGATTCCCATCTTTATCAGTTAAGGAGCATTCACTGTAGAAGTGGTCCTCCTCTTCTTCAACTATTTTAATTTCCTCCTGGGGGGTCTCCTCTTCTTGCGTATCATTGCGGCCCCCTGTGACTGAATTTACAATCTCCTCCATGGAAGCGTCTGCAGCTATCAAAGACAATGTGATTGTTGACTCAAGCCCTGTTAGTGGAGACTGGTATCCAGTAAGAAATATCTCATCAGGAGGAGCATCACTCATTCTTACGAACAAGCCCTCTTCATATGCTTTGACCAGTTCTATTACGTCAAATAGTAATAGATCATCATCGTTTGGCATTCTATCTGTCATCAGTTACATCTCTGTATTTTCGCCTCTTATTACGAGGTTGCTCTAAATTGTTTTTGTACTCAATCGCCTTTAATATGGCGCTTTCGCTACCAACTTCAATATTTTCTTCTATCTCTTCTGCTAGCTCGGGGTTTATACGTCTAACTGCATCAATGAAAGAGTTCATTCTGTTCATAGTTTTTCTTAAGTCCTCAAGAAGTACGAAGTCTCTTGCGATCTTTTTAAACAACTGTTGATACTGCTCTTCAAGTTCTTTCTCACCACTATCGAAATCATTATCATGGCCTTTTCGCATGTTACTAAATACGCCCATTGTCTAGACCTTCCTGAATTAAATCTAGTGACTCTGACATTTCAATTAGTTTCTTCAATTCTATTAATGCCATGTAGTCATCATATGTTATTTCTTTTTTAATTCCGCCAAATATATTTGTTGCTGATCTTTTCAGCCTGTGGCTTCTGGAGATGTCTAAAGTAAAACTGTTATTAGATCTTTTAATTTTCTCATCTAAGTTTTCTTTTCTATCTTTTATTACGCCTAATAATCTCCTCCCCTCTTCTTTAGCTTCCTCAAGTTTTGCTTTTATTATTTTAGCTTCTTTTGAAGTGAAGGGTCTCTCTGGATTTTGTCTAAAGTCATGCATCATATCTTCTAATGTTGCATCGACCATATCAATATTCTTTAATGGTGATTCTTTTTCTTTCAGTTCTTCGTTGAAAGATTTTAATAAATCTTCCTTTTCAAAAAGGAACTTATTGTCAAAAACATCATCAAAAAAGCTTTTCATTAAATCACCCCGTTAACTATTTTTTTATAATATTTTAAGTTTATTTTAATGTCTTCTTTGTATTGTGGATCAGTATGCCCAGGACAAAACACTCTAGCCCATATAGGGAATAAAGATTCCGTATTTGCTACTTCAGAAGAGCCTATACCATCTGGTAATAAAAGAGTATTATTAATTAATACATCGCCCCATTCTTTCTCAGTGGGTTGTTCAGAACCATACTTTAATTTTACTGACCAGCCAGAACTACTAAAAAGATCACCTTGAGTTAAGTCGGGCATCTCTATTTTTAATTCTATGTTTTCATAATAGAATTCAGGAAACTGGTTTTTGAAATAAAACAAAAACTCCTGCTCGCCACCTGTGAAACCATTGTGTTCAGTAATGAAGGGGCCGTTAATTGGTTGCTTCTCAGCATCTAAAACAATTAAGCTCATATTCTATTTCCTCTATGTGCATTGAAACCACGCCTATAATTTCTTTTATCAGATTGGCCTGTAAAAGCAACACCTGCAAGCATACCACCACCCAAAGTTAACAATCTATTATTCATTGCTACATTATTCTCTTTATTGGGGTCTAGCAATTTTTGCATCTTTTTCTTACCGAAACCTTTCAATCTTTCGTCATCGCCTTTCATTGCTGCAATTGATGTAAGGTTTTCACGTCTAGCCTGTGCTCCTGTTACTTGTTCTATTGTTTCTGGTGTTGAAGAATAGCCGCCACTTGCTTTTGCCTTCAACCTAGTTTGACTGCCAGTGTGTGTTTCCACACTTGATGCAAAATCATCCAATAAAGTGTCTCCTTGAGCAGTTCCCTTTCCTATACCTAAATCATTCAAAGTTAACCCGCTACCTTTTTCAATTGAAGACAGTTCTGTTCCTGGAGAATATTGACCTGACACTTCCTTACCAAGTGTTTTCCGAGCACCAGCAGTAACAGCATCATCCCCCAAAATACTTTTCACCATAGCATTCTCTATGTCTCCCATGCTTCCTGCAACACCCTTAGCAATAGCTCTTGCACCAAAAGCAACACCACCACCGACGGCGGCACCTTCTGTAAAGTCGCCGCCCATTGCAACATTTGCTCCACCAGCTAAACCAGCAACAGCAGCTATACCCATAGCATTACCAAATCCATGTCCAGACTCTCCACCTATAGCTCTGAGTAAAGCATTTGGACTTGCCGATGCTCCCGCACGATTAAACCCACCATACATACTGCCAAGCTCCTCTTGGTTCTTCATCATCGCTGACATACCCTCTTCACTTAGCTGGCCACCTTCATTATCTACTTTTTGAATCTCACTTCTAAATGCACTTAAATTAGTAACTGCATCATCGCTGGCTCCGCCTCGCTTAAGCACATCTTCAAATGCATCATCATCAGTTGCCTTCCATGCTTGCTTAAGTATATTCGATTCAACACCAGAAGCTTTTGCACTTGCCTCTCCAGCAAATACACGCTCTGCTCCTGCCATAAATTCAGCACCAGCATTAGCAGCAGCTTTTCCTGAAGTATCTCCTGCAAAGATTCGCCAAAAGCTAGAATCAGATGGTTCTAATTCAGCAGCTTGATGAGTGAGGGGAGGTGGGGTCGCTGGTGGCGCTGATGGAGGTGGGGTCGCTGGTGGCGCTGATGGAGGTGGGGTCGCTGGTGGTTGTGGTTTGAGTACAATGCTCGGAGGTTCAACCATGTTGTCGCTTTTCGCAGGGTTTTTTCCAGCTGCTTGTTTTACAATAGGTGGTGGAATTCGGGAACCGGCTTTCGCCGTCCTTTTTCTTCCCTCTATCTGTTCGCGAGAGGCCTTCTGCGGAGGCGCTGCTGATGTCGTTTGGGGCTTCTGCGATGGTAATCTTTGAGTTACATCAGGATTAAAGTTTGCTGGTAACACTTGGGTTGAATCAAAATCTGGACCACTGATCACGCGCGGTGCAGGTGACGAGGGAGCTGGGGCGCCAACTTTCGCACCTTTTGCAGCACCCGTACCAACCGCTTCCTCAAGGGCCTCTTTCGCTACTTTTATAAGTGGATTCATAATTTACCTCCAGCTTCTTCGTTTTTTACGGCCAAAACGACCACGTTTGGGAGCATGCTGTACTTCACTTATTGGACGCATACCTTGCTCAGTACCTTGATAGGAGTTGATTCCTTCAAGTAGGGAGAACTCTTTCTCTTCTTTTATACTACGAGAACGACTTGATTTTCTATCATTAGGCAACAAACCTTCTCTAATATACTTTTCCCTTATCATTCTGTCTTCTTCTTCGGATCCACCACCCCGCATTATTCGCAACACATTCAGTGCACCTGGATCAGATTGAAGTTTCTTTTGCTCATAAAGCTCTCGAATTTCATCATTCGGAGATCTATAAAGATTCTTTATGGCTTCAACTTTATGGAAGGTAGGCATACTTGGAGTCATTTGGTTTCCAGAGTATACTGACTCTTCTAAAACCAACCCACCTAACGCTAGCATGAAAGCGTCGAGTCTATGATCTCCAACCTTTTCATTCTGCTTTCCGTATACTGGCTTGTTGTTCTGTTTGTTTCTTTTCTCTACGATGTAGTTGAAGAACTGATCTTTCAAGACAACGTCATCTACTGGAAATTTAAATAATCCGTCCTGAAGAATTCTAACTGCATTCTCAACTAAAAAATGCTTACCAGATTTTTTAATGTCCTTGTTGGTAATAGGATCTTTAAGCTTTATGTTGGAACTAAAATTAAATGATACTAAACGATCCGCTATTAAAACTGTCTCTGCCTCTTTAGCCGTCTTGTCTTGTTTGGCCCTAAGAGTATAGGATTGATATTTTATATCTTCTATGATTGTATGGCCGTATCCTTCGTCCGCATAGATATGGTCTGGTTTCCATTTATAATTAAGATCGATTAACTCTTTTATCCACCGCCTAGCAGAGAATTCAGAGTGAGGTACGTTTACTGCATCCAATGCGATCCAAATTCTATCGCTTGGAAAATAACCAATAACATAGAATTCAGTACCTGCATTTTTATTCCAGTCGATACCTATCGCTATGGTTCTCTCTGTTGCGGACTTTAACCCTAGTTTTTTCTGCAAATGATGCGGAGAATAGGCTTCGTCGTATGTATAATCCAACCGAGCGCTGTAAATCCAATCTCTCTTGAACACCCCTTGAAGGTCGTCAATAAAGATTGCCATGTACTCCGCCATGAAAGATTCTTGGGTTGAATCACGAAGTATCTCTTCTTTTATGGCTTCCCAATGCGGGATTACTGAACTAGGTAAAAAGTCTTCTCTAAAATCATCTCGCTTCAAACACCATTCGTGAAACTTACCTTTCTTACCAATTGGTGTAGATGTGGCGATTAAAATTGTATCAGGCGTTGTGGCCAGAATAGGATTAATAACTTTATCTAATACTTCTTCTGGAATCATATCCATCTCATCCAAGTAGACGATAGATGCAGATTGACCACGCATAGTACCACCACCGCTGCCGTCAGATCTCATACCTATTCCAGAAACAAACCCTTGTATAACCGCACCGTTTTTCATTTCCATTTTAAAAGTTGGCGTCTTTATATATAAGCTATCTCCAGTACCAGAAGTAACTTCTGCTTTTAACTCTATGTTTCTCTTTAATAGTTTCTCCATCTCTTCAAAGAGATTCGTCAGTTGCGCTTGATAAGGCGTAACGATCATTATCGCCGGCCCCATATAAACTATGTTCCCTTGCGCATCTCTACCTCTATCTAATTTAAGATTGTATGCGTAATACAATAGTTTTAATGCCATCGCAAAAGACTTACCTGAGCGACGACCTTCTCTTATTACCATCCTCTTTGAAGTGCATCTTATTTGTTCCTTCTGGTAGCTTCTTAAGAACCATTTATCATCCCTATCAGAAAACCCAAACATTAACTCCACCCAAGATGCAGGATCTATTGAAGCCTTTAGTATTCTAGTCGCTTGTTCTTCTGGTATGTTTGTGCTTTTAGAGATCTCTTTTATTTTTGATGCAGCACCATCTGGAAGCTTTCTTGGTATGTAACTGCACTTTATCCTGTTGGTGCCATACTTCTTTATCTGCCGTATCTGACAAGTAACACAAGTCTTATGAACATCTGTCTTTAGCGAATACTCCCTCTTAAAATATGTTATTAATTCATCGGGTATTATTGCGGCAGGATCTTGATGCTCAATCCCGTACTCGTTAACAGAATAAATATTATCATCTATTAATTGTTTTAATTTAGGATGCATAGTTATCGCCTGTATTGAGAGAATATATCTCTGTTCATGTGAACAATAGATGCTTCTTGTCCAAATGCTGATCTAGCGTTTGTATGTGACTTATGCATTGATTGTAATGCTCTCTGACGCATAGTAACAGCATTTTGTGTAAAGTGTGCCGAAACATCTGAAGCGAAATTCAATCCTTTATTCTTATTCTCTGCTTTGAATCCAGCTTCCAAAGCCGAATAGGTTGACTTAAATAACATTGTACCTGCCATGATACCAATACCTGCAACTCCCGCTTTAAGCGGGGTACCAAACATATATGCACCAGCCTTAGCACCTCCAGCAGCACCAAATATGCTACCCACCATGCCAGCTACACCTTCATTTATGTTGAGCCCAAATGCACTATTCAAAAAAGACGCACCACCTTCTGCTGCAGCTCTACCTCCGGCCATACCTGCCATAGCTCCAATATAACCACCCATGATAGGCATTATTCTACCCAGCATTGGCGACCCTAATATTGCTCTCTGAGTAGATATACTTCCATCCTTATAACCAGCTAAACCATCCTTTGCTACACCAAATTCTTTTGCTGCTTTACCTTCATCTAGGATATTATAAAGTATATTACTTTCTTTCATTCCATAATAGTTAGCGAAAGTATCTTGAATTAAATAATCTCTAAGTCCTTCTGCACCTTCTGTATACGCCGCATGGATACCACCAAGAGCTGTCATTCCTACAGGTAATGCTATAGACAACCCAGTTAACTTTTGTAGTCCACCTTTAGTTAATTTACCTGTTGCATTTCTTGTAAATACTTCACCTGCATCATCTGTAAAGTTGACTATGGAATCTTTGTTGAAGAGACCACCACCACGGGTAACTCTTGCGTTAGTTTGCCCGCCTCTAACAGTGTTATCCAGCCCTGCAGCCTCCACACCTTCTTTAGAAAAGACAGGACCAAAATGTCTCTCTGCTGCATATGTTTCACCACCGGCACTATAGAACGCTCCCTGCAGCATCTTCGGACCTAGAAGATAAGCAGCCGCCAAAGCGGGGGCAACATTCCCAAGTGCAGTACCACTGCCTTGTGCCATCTCAGTTCCACTTAAAAGATCTAAATTCATGATTACATCCTATTGTGTCCAATTGGAGAGTTGAACATATTCTTATTAGCGGAGAGCTGAAGGCTCTCCATCATAACTTGCCTTTTGTATTTTTGCATTTCTGCTAGCTGATTTTCTCTCTGTTTGTTAACTTTTGCAGCTTCATGTACGTTTCTTGCCGCCAAAGTATCCTTTACCATATGATAGTTGTTTTCTCTTAAAGATCTAGTATTCAATTTATACTCGTTCTTTTTGGAGCCCCTACTCTTTATCATGCTGCCTAGATCACTTTTAATTTGATCCAAACTTGAAAGAATTGAATTGGTGTTATATCCGAAAGATTGTAAATCCAATTCATGTGCAGAAGAAAACTTTTTATCTGGCCTAAAGATACTAGTGTTATTCTTCGATTGAGAAGCCTTAAATCTTTCAGCGGTTTGAGTAATATCTCCCATGATTTGATCAGTTACGCCACCAGCCCTATCTGCTTGATTCATTAAAGAGTAGATAGACATCAAGTTTGCATTTCTTGATACCTTAGAGATGTTCGCTAAAGTGTTGAATGTAACCGTCTCTCCACTTGCTTTAGAAATCTCCTTATAGGCTTGGAAATATCCTGTGTTCCACATTCCCCTTTTGGATTCTTGTGCTGATTCTTGTGCATCTTCAAAAGCTTTTTGATTATATATCGGCGGCTTGCCTTTGGACTTGTATGGCAAGTAGGCAGCAGCACCACGTTTAACTAGCTCTAAATTTAAATTCTTTCCATCCACATAGATCATACCTACTTGTCGACCATATGTAGTGTCGCCTTGTCGACCAACAAGTCTTACATCTTTTGCTTTCGCAATTAATTCGCTAGCTATCGCCTTGGCCTTTTCTGCAAAAGGCTGAGCACGTCTATCTTGGTGAGCAATCTCCGGAGAGTCGATTCCTGCTAAACGTATAGACATTGAATCTTGACGACCAGTGCCCATAAAACTCGATAGCGGTGAATTAATATTTCCTTTTCTTTTTATTGAGACCGTATCCGCGTCCTCAACATTTATCTCGAATCTGCTTTTATCGAACTCATATTCAATAAGATTCTTGCCTCGAACTCCAGTCCCATACCTCTCCTGGTCAATTGGTTTCGCACCACTAAAGATGATATTCCGACTCTCTTTAGATGTACCCATCTGACGTCTAAAAGCAGTGGATAGGAACCTCTTAAAGAAGAATCCAATATCACCCTGCTCTGAGAAATGTCTAACACCAAATTTTTGCTGTATGTACTTGTGTCTCTCCCTTCTTAATTTATGATCTTCTAATACTCCTTGTGTATAAGCTGGACCTTGATAGGGCGAACCAAAATCTGTAAAAGCTTTGTTTAGCATTGAGGCTAAACCAGTTTGTGGCAAACCTTCCAGTCTGCCATATTTTGCCTTAACACTATTTATGTAAGCTTCCTGATCGTTACCATAGAACTGGCTTTGTGCTTCTAAAAACTGCTCGTAGTTTGGAGCTAAAAGCTCCCCTTGCTCCTCTTTATGAGCAGTCCTGGTAGATAGGACTGCTAATGCTCCGGTTAGTATTCCATATTTACCTAAATGACTCTTGCCTATTTCTCTCAATCCTTTTGACAAAGTAGGTGACTCTGCTCTTTGAGCAGTTCTACTAACGCTCTCCGCAGCGCTACTGACCGGTGGTACAACTCTAGGTGTCGGTGGGACGCTGGGAGGTGGTGGCGGAATAGGGCCTGGTGGCTTCACCCCAGGGGTGGGTCGTGGTGGTGTGGCTGGACTTGGCGGTGTAGCTGGACCTGGTGGCTTTGCTCCAGCACCTGGAGGTGATGGGGGCACAACCCTAGGAGTTGGAACTATGCTTCTTCTAGAGCCCCTCGGCTTCAGTGGAGGGGTGGCTGGAGTGATAGATGTTCTTTCTATATCTCTACTTCCTATAAACATCTGTATGTTGTCCAAAAATTGCTTGGTTACTTGTCCATCTCCAAGTCGCCTTGCAAACATATCTACTACTTTGTCTGAAGCTTCAGCATCTTTTAAAGCAACTTCCCGCATGCTTCCCTTTGTGGCTTCCACTACTGTACCTGAAGCGTCAAAGAAACTACTATATTTTGTTCTCGCCTCTACAAGTGCTTGAGTCTTGTCGACATGCTTATACTCATCCAAGTTCTCAAGATGCTTAAGTACATCATCAACACTTGTAAGATGAACTTGCTTACTCTTTGGGCCTACCTGGACTTTGCTCTTCTCAGTAATGTCGCCAAGTTTCTTAACTTGCTCTACAACTCTATATCCCGGCTTCTGCTGTCTTGTGACTAAAGATTTATTCTCAGCCATCTCCACCATGCTCTTACCTATACGTTGTCGAAATCCCAACTCATCTAATCCTGCCGAGACCTCCCCGCCACTTAATTTAGCTTGTTGATTAAAATAGTTCGCCAAACTTCCATAGGCCATGTGTCGAAAGTAAGCGCCCTTACCCTCGGATGCTTGCCTAAATAATTCCTTACCTTCTGCACCACCTAAGTCCACAAGTCGCTTAGCCTCTAATTGCTCCATTGACTCGGAGAATACTCTCGCCTCTGTAACGCTAGTGTCACCTAGCGCCATGTGAGACTCTGCTTCTTTCAAAGATTTAATAGCATCATCCATAGATAGCTGTCGACCTTCTGTTTCAGCGAGTCGCATCTGCTCTGTGAATCCATATAAGCGGCCTTGAACCTCCATTGATAACGAAGTCGGAGCCTTCTCGTCTATAATCCCCTGATTTATTAATTGAGACTGTTGTGACTTAACCAAGTCCAAGATGTCTCGTACGTCGCCTTCACCGGTATGCTTTAATACTGCTTCATAAAGCCCAGAGTAATCTTTACTCTTTAGTGCTTGAGCTTTAATCTTGTTGTACGCCAGGTTAGTAGAATAGAATGGATCACCAGATGTAGCAGACACACCTTCTATCACCCCATAAAAGGGGTTCTTAGTTAGTAGCTCTTTCTTCCCTGCTTTGACTCTGTCTATATTTAAAGTATCCAACTCCTTCTCATATCTGCCGTATTGAAATCCTTTGTGAAACTTATCTCTATCTAAAGGTGCCAATCCAGTACCTATAGTTCCACGATGTGCATTTAGGGCTTCAAGTGATTCTTCTGCTAAGTCATTTATTTGGCCACCAAATTGTTTCGCCTCAAAAGAGGCATTAGCAATCCAAGTTACTTTCCCTTTGAGTGCGCTAGCTAAATCTCCTGTCATTAAATCTTTTATTGATGAAGTGTGCTTCCAGGTTAAACCACCTGTAAATCTTTCACTAATATCGCTAAGATCTCTACCGCTCGCCTTACTGATCATCTCTACGAGCTCGTTAGTATTTCCGACACCACCACTAGAGATTCTTTCGAATACTCGTCGCTTCTCTATACTCTCAGGAGTTAGTTTACCTGTCGCCCTGTCAGTACCAATTTTAGCAGTCTCCAACTTAGCTTCATCAGCCATTAACAACGCTTGGAACCTATCCGTCTTGATTAAGTAGTCCTCAACACCAGAGACTACATCTTTTTTGCCTGCTTCAGGAACAACACCTTCAGCCAAGTCGAATACTGATATCTTGCCTGTAGTGTACTCATTAGCAAGATTCTTTACGGTGTCACCCATAGTAGTAACATCTTCGCCAGCCTTAATCATATCTATTAAAGTGCTGGCAAACTTACCATCCTTGTGACTTTTAACATCATACCTTCTAGAGGCTAATCTGCGCCCTCTACGAGATAGTCCCTGCTCACCACCTTCTTTATCAGTAACTATCAGTTCAGGCGTGGGCCTGAACATAAGACCCTTCTTTTCGGTAGGATCATACAAAGCTATTTGATGAATAATATCTGGGCCTCTAAGGCCTGTAGTTTCTATGTCCAGGAAGACAGACTTCTTAATTATTTCATCTCTGGATAGACTTACATTTGGCCCAACATTCTTTATATTATATTTTGGAGCACCCGTAGAGTCTGTACCGCTACGTTCCGAAGCATGAATCGAGATTATTTCAGCCTTCTTACCATAGACTGCTTTTACCTTCTGAGCTATATCTGCTTCTACTTGCTTTGGAAGTAGGGCGAAGCCGTATTCTTCCTTCTTGCCATTGACAAGTACTTCAACAAAGACATATTGAGGACTACCACTAGTGTTGATATAGGTGTGATACTTATTCTTAATCATCTAAAAGAATCTCTTTCGCACCCTCAGGAGCTTCAATAGAATACAGCGCTTCTCTCAGTTTAGAGATCTCTTCCAATACTCTAGAGCTGTTATTAGATTCGCCCATCTTTAACATGAATTCTGCTTTAGTCTTTCTAGTTTGAATCAGCTTATCCAACCACTTCTCTCTACGCTTCTCCAACTTATCTATCATATCTATTACAGGGTGCAACTTAGTAGTCTCAGCCCTATCCCCATTCTCATTAAAGCCAGTAACATCTGTCATCATAAAGTCTCTACCGTCACCCTTCTTATCTCCTTGAGACAAGACCATAAGACTTCTATTCTTATATAAATCTATTAGAGCCAATTCATTGACAATAGACATCTCCACAGGATTATTAGGGTCTACATCTAGATGCTGCAGATAGTCTACAATCTTCTGCTCTACATAAAACTTCTCCATCACACACTCCCTACCTATAGGATACTGTGAGATCTCACCAAAATCTAACTCACCACAATCATCCATATCTGGTATTGGACAGCGCTTTACAAAAGGACACTTTTCGGGACCTAAACATATCAAAGGTGCAGATGCATGCACACCACTCTTAATTGCACTAACAGAACGTTTAACGCGCGCCAATTTTTTATTGTCTAATCTAGCTAGATAGGTAGAGTATTCATCATTGGACTTTGTTATAGTTTCAAAAAATTCGTTCTGACGTAGCTCTTTAGAATCAACTTTAGTAAGAGTATCTTTCATATCACTGGCCTCCTGATGCTTTGACATCACTATACACCATTACATAACTCAAAGGAAAACAATGTCTTCTACAGTATACCTACCAAAAACTGAACTATACCCATACTCAAGACAATGGAACCTATCAAACTTATGGAGGCTTAGTGAAGATTTGCCTGTAACAGAGATGTCGGTGTCTGAGCTATGGGACAATATGTACTCAAAAGTATGGTGCTGGCAAAATGAAGACGAAGTAATCAACAATGAATTCTTTCTACATCACATGAAGCGTGTCTTAGATGCAGACTTAAACTACTCAATAATACTCTCTGAAGAAAACTATATATTTGATGGAGTGCATAGGTTGATGAAGTGTAAGTACTTAGAGATAGAGACAGTAAGTTGCGTGCAATTTACAAAAGACCCACTAAGTAACTCTGACCAATCAGAGTTAGAATTTTTAAAAAAACTACAAAAGTCTAGGAAGGCTTTTTCTGAACGTACCACATAAGGAACAAATGAATTATACACAAGCGGAACTACCGAGATATGAATTATCTAAATTGAATTTAAATGAGATAAACATAGAAATAGGCGCGCATGAAAAAGTAATAGAGTTCTATGAAGACTATCTATTGCGTAAAGGAGAAGATATTTGGGTGAACCAAAGACTAACCCATTTCTATGGACAACTAAGTGAATACATGATAGCTAGAGAGTTACATATAGAGGTATCAACATGATTTTCTTAGCTATATTTGTCGCCTCAATAATACTGCTGTACGTAATAGCGGAGTATATTGCATGAAAAAAATCGCCTGTTTAGCCACTGTACAAGAGAGGCAAAGCTCTCTGTTGCAAACAATAGCTTCTATCTACAATCAAGTAGATGAAGTACACGTGTATTTAAACGACTACGAAAGAAAACCAGCTATACTTTACGTAAAGGTGTTTAATAACTTCAAAAACGTAAAATTACATTTTGGACCAGAATTAGCTGGTGACTTAGGTGACGCCGCTAAATTTTATTTTATAGATAAACTCCCTGAATGTTATTACTTTACATTAGACGACGACCTCTTTTATCCTCAAAACTATGTAAAAAAACATCTAGAGTTTCAAGAATACTTTAATAATGAGATAATAACTACATATCACGGGCGCTCTCTATTTAAATTCCCTTTGAAAGGCTTTTACCACCCAGAGCTCTCTTCGGATGTAAAGTGCCTTCGTGAATCTAAATACCCGCAGTTCACTCAGTTTGGGGGCACCGGCGTAATGTGTATTCCTACTCATAAAATAAAACTCGCTTTAAACGATTTTGGTGCTGAAAGAAACATGGCAGATGTGTGGGTTGGAATATATTCACAACGCAACAATATACCAATATTAACTTTGCCTCATGCTCAGGGTGAAATAACGCACAATAAGATAGACATGAAAACCACTACATACAGTACGTGCAACAAAGCAGATGCACCTAAAGATGTTATCAATAGAGAATTAGACGGATTGAAACTCGTGACCTACACGATGAAAGCAGATATGAAACCATGAAAATAATGATTGGATTGCCCGCTTGGAAAAGACCTAATGTATTAAGGGTGCACACTTACTATATGACCAAATATATAGTTCCGGAATTGAACAGAAGAGGTTTTGAGGTAGACTATTTGGTTGTAGGCAGTAGCAAGACTGAAAGAGACGTTGTCGAAAAGTTTGGTAATGTCGAATTTTACGAAATGCCAAATATATTGTCTAATAAAAATAACCATATATACAACCAAGCGAAAGCCAGGAATGTAGACTTTTTACTTTGGCTCGGCTCTGATGACTTTGTGGCTTTAGACTTACTTCTGTTTTCAATAGAAGTCGCTATAAAGAATGAGTACTGGTCATCATTGAAGAACATGTACATGTACGATTCTTCTTTAAAAGTCATGAAGCATTTTATAGGCTATTTGCCTGGGGCCAGCCTAGTGGAGCATGGTTTGGGCGCAGGCAGGATCTATACTAAGAAAGCATTACAAAGCCTACCTGAAGATGTTTTTGGTTACAACAAGATGAGTGGTATGGACGGCTGTCTTAAGCAAGCACTGGATCAACTCAATGTTCCAGTAAATCAAAGACTGATTACGTCCAGTCCAAATAAAACTATGTTTAGTTTTAAAACAGAGCAAAACATATGGTCGGTAAATGATTTCCCTCCGCAAATTTTACATACGATGGATTTCGATTTTAACAGTGCTAATTTTCATTGGCTGGATGATTCTGTAAAAGTGATGTTGGATATGATTGAGCCAAAAAACCTTATGTAGAAAAATAAATTATTAAATTAAATATTTTAGAAACGCGTTTTTTTAATACGGGTCAAAATGTTGGCCGCAAAAAGTATAATAGTAGGGGTAGGGACAATATACAGGCTGTTAAATGATAAGTATGGATTATGTTTAGGGATAAGTTAAGCCTATTAGGGGAAGATAGTTATATAGATTATATTTAGGGGTATTTATATTAATGGTAGTTTTGCACTTTTAAAGTTGCGAGCCTACCCCCGTTTGAGCATGGGTTAAGCTTACCCCCTACACGTCAGTGATAAATCAAACACCTACATCACTGATTTTTTGTCCCAGAAAGGACATTATTATGGATACTTGGCAAATCATCGTCACAAGCATCATCATCTTTTATATTGCGTTCTTCACTCAATACTTATTCTTAGGATGCTCTATTTTGGAATTCATCGAGAATAAGAAAATTGAAGCTGAGAACCAAGCCTTCCAGGCATGGAAGCTTGGCTTCATCGCCCCTGGGAAGCTTGCTTACATAAATGCAATCGCGTCTCAGCCCTTCTACCTCTTTGAGGTAGCAACCTGGGAGCGAGTACAAGTCTTTCATCACGTTGATGAAGAGTGGTACGATATTGGCGCTCATGCCTTGAGAGGTTACGTGAAGATCAACAAAGAAGGTGTAATTGGCCTCTCTAAAGGTCGGCATCTCGTGGAGAGTAAGTGTCGTATCATGATTCGAGTTAATGAGGGTGGGCCTTGCTATATCCTGGACCCTTCACTCAAGGAGGGTGAGAGGAACACGTGGCATGAGCGTTACAAGCCTTATCGTGTGGAGCGCAGGTTCCAACGTCAGCAGTGGCCAAATCGTTGGGGCGGAACGTCCATCTAATCCCCCGCTTATGTTTTTTGGAACCCTTCGGGGGCTTTTTTAATTTACCCTACTTTAATGGATGATCTAAGCACATCCATCTCTCATGTTGAGGGTAAAGCACATTAGTGCAATGCTTCTACGCAAACTCTAGTTGTCGAAAAGGACATCATCATGCGTAACTTATCTATTCTGGCCTTCATTGGCTTCTCTATCATCTTTAGTGGCTGTGGTACAATCCGTACCGCAGCCATTGCGATTCACCATGACACCTGTATCGCACACTACAACATGTTTGTGTGCGCTACTCCTGCGCCACCTGCTGCCATCGAGAGCGATAAACCGTGTGTTGGCACTGCTGTACGTAGCAGTACCAGTGCCACTATGACGACCTTCGGGTCAGTGGGCACTAAGGGTTGTAAACTCCTTCATCAACAACTACAGATAAAATCCCTTAAGAGTAAGGCAGGGACGAAGTGCAGCATCAACAACAACCAAGAAGTTGTATGCGCTGGGCTGAACGGTCCCATTGCGTTGGCATTCCTTCTTCTTTTCGCTCTCGGTAGAGTATTCCCCCGTACAAGAGTAGCGTGCGGTGTTATCGCTATGGTTATTGGCATTGTAACATGTGTGTCAGATGCTAATGCCAAGTGCACTGAGCTCTCATCATTTGAAGAGGCCCACAAAACAGGTGACATGTTTGCTCCCATGCGTTTTAATGCTACCGCAAGCATTGCAAAACCGATGCTAGATATGATGTTGAACGAAGACGCACAACCGTCAATTCGTAAATTTGCAATTAAAATGATTAACGACCATTATTTTTGCAATGTGGGTAACGACCCTAAGGCGATCATGGAGAAAATAACAGCAACCAAAGATTTCCTTAATCTAGAGTGTAAGAAAGAAGGCGATGAAGTTAAGTGTGCCGGCCTTAACCATCCTGGAGCTCTCTTACTCGTTTTATTCTTCTTCCTGTTAGCTCGATTGGAGGGCAACAGGTCTGTATCCGTAATTGTTCTCAGTGTTATGGGATGCTTGGTGGCTTCTTTTGCCGATGCGGCAACAAAAGACGGCTGCACCCTCAATAATGAGAGGGTCTATGAGGCTATCGAGAATTCCTGCACGCCTGACATCCTGATGAGCCTGATCGAGGAGGTCGATCTTGAGTGTACTGAGGAGCACCGTATGGAGGGCGCTTCACTATCCATGGCTGCTGCTGCGGGTGGCCTGCTCCCAAAAGCAGATCTTCGTTTACGCTTTTTAGAAGCGCTTTGTTGGAAAATGCAACCGTAGTTGCTCTACTAGTCTTTGAAAGCACACGATTAAGAGACACCTGAAGCCCTGAAGTGCACCACTGCACTCCGGGGCATTTTTTTAATTTATTCCCTTTAATGGAGAGCTTATAGCGACTCTCCAACCTTCTACCAGAAGGTGCCAATTCTGGCGAGCTATACACCACCAAAGAAAGGGACGAGAAAATGCGTAACGCCATTATCTCATTCTTCTTCGGCCTGCTGTGGACTACTGTATGCTATTCAGTGTATGTAGCCCCACAAGCAGCGTCTGTGTCCGTCGTGGATGCAGCGCCAACTTATGTAGCAGAGGCTCCAAAGTCTCTTGCTACCAACCGCACCACACCAGCAACCGTTAAGATTGACCATCTTCGCAGTACTACCATTAACAGTGGAAGCTCTACCCCTAGTCAGAGTACCTTCCCCATCAACCACAGCGCATTACGTCCTAATAATTGTCGTATTGTGCGCCGTAGAAAGTTGAAGTCACGAAAAGGTAATCACCTGATTGGTGATGTCTTTATCAAGTTCATTTTCAGTTACCACCGTGTAACTTACATGAGCGACAACTGGTTATGTTATGAAGAGACGCCTTACACAGAGGCAGACTTCAAAGTGAGCGACCCAGCTAAGGCCCGCAAGAAAGCAAAGAAATCCTGGCGGCAGCTAAAGGGTGAGGCAACACGTCTTTACCAGAAAGCTGCGGTTTTACGTTTGCGCAATCCAGAATATCCGCCTGCAATAGCTCGTGCGGTGTTTGCCAAAGCACAAAAACTTCATCACCGCGCAAATGTTATGAAGAAGGCACTCAAAGAGTCTCAACCAACGGCGCGTCAACAGCGTCTATTCAGACGAGAGCTCTTCAGGGCACAAGCAAAAACTTGCCAGCAGTTCATTAAAGCTGAGATGGTGAGTAACGTTGATGAAGCCAATGAGCTGATTCAAAAGGTTCTCAGCGGTGATACTAATGGAACTGCATTGAGACTATTACAAAAGAATCAATTAGGCCGTATTTACATAAAGCATGGCCTACTGCAAGTAGCGGCAAAAGAGGAAAAGGTTGAGAGACCTACGAATCCACGAGTCGTACACCACAAAGTAAAGCAAGAAGAAACACCTGTAAGAGTGTGGACGCCATTGATGCGTGCTGCTATCGTTCTTGTCGCACCACTTATGTTAGGCATGAGTGCAGACGCAGGTACCCTAGTAGAAGTTGCTTACGCGGGTGCAACCACAGCGACAATACTGAAGATGACCTTGCAGAACATCTTGAACACTCCAGCACGTAAGCGTGAAGCGGCGCAAGACGGGTACAATCGCTATGCTGAGCAGTCTATCAAGTCTGCAAAGAGTAGTGAGTGGGATGTCTTCTCGCTTATGCGCTTTAGCCGTAGTGGCAAGGGTGGAGTGAATCCCAACGGTAAAGCTCACTTAACCGACAAACAAAAGGGCAGATGTGTTCGTATCGTCCAAGACAGCATTGGTGGAGCTTACTGTCCGAAGGTAAAGTCATTCGCCAAGATGCTCGGCATTGAGCTCGGCGTTGATAATTGTCTTCGCTACGAGATCGATGATCAAATGGATGAGGTACTAAAAGCTGACGTAGTAGAGATACTTATGGCAGCTCGCTTTATTATTCTGTGTGATGGTTTTGCTGTCCACGAGAGTATTGCTCGTCCATTCATTGAGTACGGTGAGGCGATGTTTGAGAACGCAGTAGGTGTAAGATCTTACTTCCGCTCTTTAGTCACTACACCGTCTTTATACGTGGTCAACGAAGATCTACCCATCTTCTTGGCTGACCTAGCCACTTTAATGGGTTGGGTTGAAAACGATGGTGGTGCAGTGCACACGAACCGCCTTTCGATCTCGATGCAGTTTAGAGGAATTGCTAAGGTACTCGAGAAGAAATACCATGTTCTCAGTAAGGGCATTTCTACAGGTGCCAAGGTGATCGCTGACATCACTGACGGTATTGATAAGCCTAGTTTCGTTAACTACGAGGGCGATGAGCCAGGCCACGTCAAGGGTGAGGTCCGCCTAAGCAAAAAGGTAGACGAATGCATTCGTGTTGCAGTCGAAGAAGAGTTCAATGCTCTCCACGCTGTGAATGCTGCAACAGAACAACAACTGTGTCTCGTCCATGGCATTGGGATTGAGACCGCCAAGAAGATCATCAAAGCACGAGTAGATGCAGGGGGACGATTTACAGACATGGACGCTTTCTACGGTGTGTCTAAACGTCTCGATCCTAATAACCCCGATGCCCTTAAAGTATTACGCTGGACCTTTGGTCACAAAGAGCGTGTATATAGTGTGGGCTTGTTCCTTGATAAATCTACATTGAAAGGGGCAGATAAAAATGCCTGGGATTTTGATAAGCTCAACCTTTTCGGCATCAATGGGCAAAATGTTGATTTCTGGGCTATCGCTATCGATCAAATAGGTGGTGAGATTTCATTGGGATGGCAAGTTGTTCAGCTATTAGATGCCGACTTCATCGGTGGATTGTTTCAGAACCTTGATGGTAGCTATGGGATTGCAGCTGAGAAATTAGCAAAGCAAATTGACAATGCTATTGAAGCAGAGCACCCGCTGGTAAAGAAACTCATTAATGCTATCGATGATGAAGGTGGTGAATACGAAGACCTTATGCCAGCTGTGAAGGCCATCTCTGTCTTGCAGGGCCTTGGCAAGACCGCGTCCAAGCGCATCAGCAATGGTCTCGGTGCAAAGGCGGGCTCCTACTATGTCCAGATGATCGACATGGGTGGCGACTGGGTCATCATCAAAACACCCAAAGCTAAGGACGGTAAAGGCTTTAAGCGCTGGGCTGCATGTTTCTTCGGCCGCACGCCGAACCAGGGACATGAAACTGTGCGTGCTCCCATGGCACTTTCACCATCTTATGTTGGCGCATTCTTGAGGGATTACCTCAAAGATGGACTTGAAGGAGTTGAGAAACATGGCAAACAAGCAGAGCAGTTTTGCATGAAACTGAATATTAATTGCGGTCATGACAATGATGCAACTCGTTTACGCTGTCGTGCGATCTTGACTATGTTACCGGGTGTTATTGATGGCATTGCTCTCGTTGACAGCACTCTTCAACAAAAAGTGTGTGGAGATAACGACGGTGATAGAAATATGATCAGCTTCGATAAGATGCTGGTCAGCATCGCCAAGCATATCACCCGTAAACATCCGGCTACGTTCCCTGCGCGTGAGCAGTCAAAGAAATTTGTACTGAACACGTTCGATGACGTGGTCTTGGAGAAGGGTGGTTGGCTTCGTAGCTTTGATGAATATATGAACACCGGAGACTCTTCAGAGTTACTTCTAGTCTCCAAGTTCCTTTCTGCCCCTGGTGGGACTCCAGGACAGGGGAACGTCGGTGGTGTGACGCAATGTGCTGCTGCACCCATGTTGTTCTGCGAATGGCACTGGGTTAAGAAAGGTGGCAAAGACGTTTATGAGCCTGTCAATCCAGCTGCTCGTAAGTTAGTCAACTATCTCTATCTGTGTCAGCAGATTGCAATTGATAGGCAGAAATATTACTACCTAGCACCGTCACTTCTATTCTGGTTCCTTGCTGACTTGACTGTTGGTGAGGCAGTCATTAAGCAGCTGAAAGCAGGTGGCCATGTAGACTCTAAGTGGCTTCACAGTCATTACCCTATTCAGGGTGCTGCTGATATGTCGTTCGAAGAATACCAACAGGCTTGGGAGAATGGTACTCTACCAGAGATCTCAGAAGTAATACCCGGTATGGGTAAGGGCGCTCTTGGTGGAGAGTCTGTCGCTCCAATGATGTATAATAACGGTCCGCTTTATGTGCACACGGCATGGCAGGTTAATGCCATCAACCTCGGCTTCGGTTACTTTGACGAGAAAATGATGACTGAGCTTTCTGAGTTCTTCGATAAAGAGACCGCTCAGACTGCTAATTGGGGAGCCATTGTCAAACACCTTGGTCTCACCATCTCAGCTGAAAAACTGGAAGAAATGTGGGTTTGGCCTAGCTACATCACAGGGTGGGTTGGACTCAATTTCCGGAGCAATCAAGATTTAGCTCCAGAAACATTCCAATCAGCCCGAATCCACGCAAATAATGTGTGGTTAGAAAAGATGGCAAAAGCTGGACTGAATGCAGATCCTGCAGTTACATTGTCTGAAAGTCCTCTTGCTGAGGTTCTGAAAGAAGAAGCCGGTGATTACGCTATTGAAATGAAACCGTGGGCTACTCGTTTGCTTGCGACTACTATATACCGTTCATATGTCGGTGAAAGTTCAAACGCGGTTGAAGCGATGAGTCAAAGCGCTAGAACCCAAACCGATCATCACGCATCAGGTGCGGACAAGTTGTCGTTCCTTCGTGCAGCGTTGACATCACGTGACATGAACGTAGAAGTCGCAGATATGTCCGTGATGGATAAGATCAAGAACCTTCGTTTCATCTGGGCTAAAGCTCTTCAGAATGACAAAATGTCAGATGAGCGACGCTATCAAGTGCTCTGTGCAATGATGCACTTCGGTATCTGTGTAATTAAAGATTGTCTTGATGACATAGAAAACGATAAGACCAGTGTTATCGCCACAAATGTGATCTGGGCACTTGAGGATCATACCATTGCTGACATTGCCAAGCTAACTACAAGCGAGGCGTGGAGAGCATGGCGCAATGAGAACGATGCAGACCGCAGTACTGCAGTAGCAAAAGAGCGGCGTGAAGCGATGGACAGTGTTCGCAAGTTGATGAATAAAGATGGATTTTACCATTGGATTTCAGAGCAAAACCTTAGCACCTTAAAGGCTGAGGATATCGCTACTTGGCTCATCATGGACGGCGAAGAAAGCCACAGTAAGATCATCGACTTCATCGGTAGCGATTTCTTTGGTGCTATTGGAGAAGGTTGGGATCGTCAAGAGCTCAAAGAATCTCGCAATAGTGTTGAAGAAGAACTTAACGGTGCTTTGCAGCATTTGAAGAAAATTCCCGTTGATGACAATTTCATGGATGGGGTTGAAACATATGCTCGAGATCTGATTCAATGGATCCGAGACGATGAGCTAGAAGCTCAAAGTGGTGAGAAGACTGACGAGGCTCAAATGGCGTGGTATTCTTTGAATGCACGTGAATATGAGCGTGAGGTTGCGTCAATCACTCGACCAATCACTTCGATGATTCGTCTTGTGAAGCATCAGATGAGAATCCTCGTTCATAATGTTAACAATGGTGTTAACTTCGAGGACGAGGAAGCAGCTTTCTGGCCTGCAATCGAAGGAGCCCTCTTCGGCACTCATAAGGAGTTGAATGAGGAAACTGGAGAATGGGAAGAAGTAACTCACGTAGAAAGCCGCATCGTTTACGAATTACCAGAGCAACATCTCGCAGAAATGAACCTAGCTGCACTTGAGCAAGGTTATGATGTGGAGATTTTGGTGAATATGATAAATGGTGCTCGCAACTTCTACGCAGATGATGAGGGTGAGATTGAGTATCCATCAGAGCCTGAAGAGTATTATCTTACACGAAAAGGGTACATCCATTTGAGCTCTATTATGACGCAAATGGTTCTTGGAACTAAAAGTCGTGAAGATGTATTGGTATGGCTACTTGCCCAATTTAAAGGCGGTGTAGGTCATGTTACTACTAGTCAACACCTCACTATGGCGTATGGTCCTGCTGAAGGGCGTGACCACTTCTGGTTCGTAACTTTGGAGCAGTATCCTCAGTTCCACAACGACCTTGTCGTTTGTGAAGTGCAAGCAGCGTTCGAAGAGTGCTACCCAGAACGTGTGGCTATCGAGTACTTCCATGACGACGATGAAGAGACCCTTGATGCGTTGGAATGCTTTGGTGATCCTCAAAATCACAGTGAAGATGATGCGGAGTACTACGAGAATTACTATCGTGAACGATTCGAAGTAGAGCTTTACCTACCACCACTATTTGGTGGCCGTTCTAACTGGGATGAGTTGTACGATGGTAAGTACAGTAAGTTCTATGACCAGCAGCTCGTTATGACCCCTTATAAGATGCTACGTACGTATGCATTCATGATGGAGGGTAAAGATGTGTCTCAAATGAGCCTTCCTACTGAAGTGCGTGATTTCCAGAATGACGTCTTTGGCTACACTGTTGGTGACAGTAAAAAGCAAGATAAGTCACAGCAAAGTAGAGAAGCTGACAAACGTACTGGACGTAAGCCTAAACACACAGCTCTAAAGAACAACATGACTAAGAAGTCTTGTGCTACTTGGACATGGGCTGGAGTTGAGAAACCAATCACTTCAGATCTTGATGTTGATTTTAACGGTTCTGACAACTTGCAGGAGAGTAACAATTTCTGTGATATCAGTGTCCGTGGTTACGATAACCATCAGTATGATGAGTGTTGGCGTGGTGCTTACAGCTTGGTGCGTTTTACACCAAGTTTATTGTGGAGCTTCGCTAATGTTATGGAGAGCGGCGACTTCCAAGAAATCAATGCACGATCTATTGCCAAGGTTGGTACGTCCTCTGTTCGTCGCTACTGTGTGGGTTTCCGTAAGGCTAACTTCACTCAAATGGTCAAGGGCGTCACAGTAAAGTCTGTAGAGATGAATTCGACAGTGGTACGCGCCCTCTTTGATATCCTTGCGAATGAAGAAGAGTTGGAAATCGGTATGGATGCCTTAGGTGGTCCTGACCGTCCATTCACTGTGGATTGATACACAGTAGGGGTTGAAATTCCTCTATAGCCTTATTGAGTTGTGCGTTACCAACTTGATGGTGAATGTTTAGCATGAGTAAGGGGTTCACGTCCCGCTAAGCGTCTAATGCAGACTTACTCAAATTCGTCTTAATCAACCAGCTTGCAACATGAAAGGTTATACCCATGCAAGAACTACAAGACAAAACCCTGCTGGAGATTGCTAAAGCTTTCAAAGGCTCCTTCATCTACGCCCCAGGTGGCACAGTCAATATTGGCTGTACTATCTTTGACGGGCCAGCACCTAAAAAGAAAGCTACTCAAGCTCCCAGTGAGGCCCCATCAACACCTAGACGTCGTCATCACAAGAAGGGGGAGGAAGTTACTGTCCCTCCCAAGGGTCAATCGACCCCACCCCCTTCTTGTGAAAGCGACGAAGATGATAATGGTGTAGAAGCTACCTCTGCTTCTGAAGAGAATAACAACTCTGCAGGAAACGAGGCTAGCGAGAACTCTGATGCGTCTAATACTAATGCGTCAGCTCCTCCCTTTAGTGCTTGGGGTGCTCGTCGTCCTCGTAGTACTCGTAGAGTACCCCCAGCCGGGTCGGCTTAATGCCTTGACTTCTTGCCCTCAACTTCAACCGCTCCACCTTCATAATTGATTTTAACCGCTCCACTTTCGACTCTCTATAAGCTTTATAACTAGCTGTTAGCTTATAGTTTCAATTCAAATAGCTTCTTCATCTTTTGCTACATCATCCAGATTCAATACTCCGCCAGTATAGCTGACTCCGCACGCGGAGCCTGGGTTGCAAGCAACCCGCGCTCGCAAGCTCGCTTGCCTTGGAGTAAAGCAAGGTGATTATTATAATCTTTTTTTTATTTATTCTAAATATTAAGAAGATTCAACTTTTTTAAGTAAAAGGAGACAGAAATGTCTGATCAATTAAAACTTCACGATGACGCAAATGAGTTAAGTTTACCCGAGGCACGATTGACACGGCTAAAGGTTTTACGCGACAAGGTTAATGAGAAAGCGGCATGGAATGGACGAGGTGATAAAAAGCCTGCACGTTCTCTGTTGGTTGTTGATGGTTCTGACGCAGTGCAAATTGCTTCATACCTCGCAGCTAAAGCTCAATCGTCAACAGTTACCTTTGAGGTAGCTGAGCACAAGCTCCGTGGCATCTTTGATGACCACATCCGTGAGCTTGAGCGTCAAATCGCTGACGCGGAGAAGGCCAACCAGCCCGATCCAATGCAGGCCGTTCGAGAGATGCAAGCAGCAATGCAAGCACAGCAAGCCCAATTCATGCAAATGATGGTGGGCATGATGAGTGGTACTTCTCCCGAGGCTCCTGCTCCTGTCGAAACTGCTCCCGAGGAAACTCCTGCTGAGTCGTGATTTTAGCGAAAGCTGCTCTTCGGAGCAGTTAGTAGTAATCTCGTAACACTTAGGCGTGACGAGACGAGACGTAAAGTCTCAAGCCATATACTTATATATTAAGGCTTAAAACTAATATATATGATTTAGACTTTTATCATAAAAAAGTCGGCAAAATCTTAGTTGATGCAAACGGACGTAATGTCGCCAGTTAAATCATTGAGTAATGTCGTGCCGGATCCCTATGTGGACGAGGTGCTTGATGAGTCTACGAGTGTTGAGATACACTTGCAGCATCCATTCTAAATGGATGTCTCTCCGGAGAACGAAACATTTGGATGTAGAAATACATCAGCGCTTGGGGAAGCGCAATAGAAATATCCAACCAAAGCACCAACAGAAAGGGAAAAAATGTTGTAGTGTTTTTGATAGGTGGGACTCGAGGCCTCTTCACTGAGGTAATGATATCCACCGTCAGCCGAAATGCTGACCGCTTAGCACCCTAAGGCTAAGTAGACTTGAGAAGTTTTTGGGTTTCATCACCTAACTGGTATCCTCTACCAGTAAATAAAACAGAGGTTTTGGAGAATAGTTTAGGGCTATTCTAGGGTTTGCAGCTATATTGCCGCCCACCATTTAAAATAAGTAGTGAATACCCGCTGGAGAGATTAAGCATCTCCAGTCTGCCTTACACAGTCTGATTAGTGTATGAGGTAGGAAGGGGAGTGACTCTTAAAGTCAAAAGTGCCAACCGAACAGATAGGTTGGTTCCGAGTTCTCATGCTTGGAGGTAAGTCATAGTTAATGGGTGCCATCTCTCAGGATCGAGTGCGATGGTAGAAGCGGAGTTAGCAGTAGAGCGATCTTACGGTGTGCGCACACCAAACTGCTATAAAGACTCTGTGGAGGAAAGTGTAGTTGAGATGAAAGTCTTGATGAACAACCTCGTTAAAACAATGTAGGCATGACGTCCTGAATACTCTTCTGAGTGAATGGGCCTGATGTGTTGCTTTCGGGCAACGAATCATGACGAGTTACCAATCTCATTAAAATTGGTTCCATGAGCTACGAGAATGGCAACATGGGTAATTAGCTAGGGTGTGCAAGCCGAAGCTGCGGAGAAGGAACTCCGTCAAATCAAACGTCCCGGTATTCATATACAATTGACGCCCGCAACCTGATTGTGGAAATCGAAAGGTATGATAAGAACCGGGGCTATTAGATACGTAACAACGTACTAGCTCATCATTCGGATGAGCAGGTAGTCAACAACTTCTCAGGGACCATATGGTGTGTGCACGCACCTCCCTACCGTTATTTCCTAGGAATAACGACAATAAGGTATAGCTTCTAAGGAATATATAAGAAGCTGAACGGATTTAACTCAAAGCGGTTTGAGTTTCGTCTGAAAAAAGATCCCCATCATGTAAGATCCTACCAGGTCTAAAGGATGGGGGGACGAAGTAGTCAAGGGTTTAAAAACCCCAGTCCCAGCTACTTCAAACAAGGTGTGTTGGAGGGGTGGAAGAACTGCAAGTATACTTGTGGATCTTCCACCTCAGAAGGCATATCTTGGGCTCAAGCTGTAATACAGCCTAAGCCACCCCGTCGCCAACGGGGTCAATAAATCGCATAAGGTTCGCTTTATGTTATTCATTGACCTTCTTGGTCATTAATCATGCAGTAGGACCTCCCTTGACAAGGAGGGCGATCTGCACCAGCGACAGAAGTCAACTGTCCCTGGTTGAGTGGTGGAAAGCTCCCTTTTTATAGCTGAACAATTCCACTCTGTGATAGGGTCCTCCCGAGAAAAGGAGCATCTTTGGACCGACCACCCCATATTATATTGTGGGATCTGGAAGGCGACAAGGTGAAGACCCGAACGAGCGCCACGATCAAAGTGGCCTCACCTATCAAGCCCCGCATCGAAGTGATGTGGGCCGGAGTAGAGTTCCCCAGTTAGGGTAGAGCTCCTCCGATGAGAAATGTGCGATTAGAGCGCGCAGAGTGGGGTAAGGTCCAGCTGATTTAGGGCCCAGGGAGAAAGTCAAAATGTGCGTTTAAAGCACGTGAGAACTGTTTTCCTAGGGGGTAGAGACTTATTATTTTGGCCAAAAATGACGAGATGTGACAATTTACTTGTCTTTCCTTGTCATAATGAGGTTAAAAGTAGCTATAAATACCTAATATATAAGGGTTTATAGTTATAAAGATAGAAAGTCGGGGTGCACCTAGTCAAACCCTAGTCCAGCCCTACTCCAACCCTACCTCAGCCCTAGTCCAACCCTACCTCAAAGCTAG